TTGCTTACAGACACAAAATTAAGAAAAGCTCTTGGCAAAAAGAGAGACCAGATCGAGGTCATATCGGACGCTCATGGTCTGAATGTCCGGTTGTCTACTTCCGGCAGTATAACATTCTTTTACCGCTACAGATGGAACGGGAAAGCCGCTCAGCTAACGATTGGCGATTATCCCACCACCTCCTTATCTCAAGCTCGCGAACGTAGACAGCAGTTCAGGGCCTGGTTGACAGAAGGTCTCGATCCGAGACGGCAAACAGTTCTGGAGAAACAGAAAAAAGTCGAAGCGCTCACCGTTAAAGAGGCTTTCGATTACTGGGAAAAGTATTACTGCATCCCTGAAGGTCTTGTGAAAATCAAGGTTAACCGGCGGGACTTCAATAACCATATAGCGCCTGTGCTGGGGAACATGATTGTTGATCAGACCACTAAAGCGCACTGGCTTAACCTTTTTGATGGCATGGGGCGAAGAGTTGTCACTGGTCAGATGCTTGGGCTGATGCAGCGTACGTTCCGTTTTTGCTCCAATCGAGGGGTAATTAATGTGAACCCAATTGAGAGCCTTAGACGCTCTGACGTAGGTCTCACAGCATCCGTAAAAGATCGCAGATTGAGTGATGAGGAAATCAAAACAGTTTGGAACATCCTTCCTGAATTGAAATACAGACAACAGCTGATAATGAAGTTTCTCATCATGACTGGCTGCCGGAGTACGGAGATCAGGACAGCAAGATGGGAGTGGTTCGATTTCCATGAGCAAACGTGGACCATTCCGGCAAGCGATTATAAAACCGGGAAATCGGTCAGAAGGGCACTTCCCGAGGCAGTAGTAAGAATGATGTTAGCAGAGAAGGAAACGTCAGTTTCAAAACACGTTGTGACACTGTCACGCTACAGAGGGCCAGAAGATGACAGACCGCCACTACAACCAAACGTCGCTCTGTTTTCTGCTCAGATTATAGCTAAAACAGGCATGAAGCCCTGGTCTCTCCATGACCTCAGACGAACAGTGGCGACACGCCTTTCTGAATTAGGTGCGCCGCCACATGTTGTGGAAAAACTGCTTGGCCATCATATGGCAGGTGTCATGGCACGTTATAACCTGCATGATTATCTGGATGATCAGCGTCACTGGCTTGCTGTTTGGCAGGATCACCTTGAGAAGCTGATTGGTCAGCCTCTGGTTTGATCCCCACGTTATCCTCCCAAGCCAGCAGGTCTGAAAGTCTCCACCTTTTAGGGCTGCCATTTATTTTAGGCTGCGGGAATGGCTGAGCAAAGTAAGAGGGCATCCGGGATGGGGTGCTCCAGAAATAGAGTGTGCTGCGCGATATTTTGTATCTGGACAGAACGTCATCGGTTATCAAAATTTCATCTGATTTATGAGATGTATTAGTCATAAAAACCCCTTAGTTACATTGTCCAGGCAGATGGTGTAGCCGGCGCGCGCAGCTCATGGCTGTGGCCACATAGCTACTTTTTCTGTTAACAACTTCTACAGTGATCTTTGAGCCTTGAACCACCACCGTATAAGTTCTTTTCGTTTTCTGTCGCCCGTAGGCTCCATAAAGCTCAACGTGTTTTGCCAGTGCCGCATCGCACGCCTGGCGGCCCAGCGGTGATTGTTTGCTTCGGTTAATCAGTCGCATATTCACCTCACACAAAGACATCAACCGGATCGCCAGCTGCGCGCGCGTTGTCGTTCGCTTCACGGCGGAGGCCGAGAACATAGCCAACGGGATCCCAACTGGACAGAATTGCATTGAGCTCTTTATGGCTGTGCCAGGTTGTCAGGCGTTTTTTAAGCTCGGTGGCGCAGGCGCGCACGTTCGCTCGGGTGGGGCCGGCCATCTTCATGCATAAGCACAAAGTCAGAAGCAGATCCGAATATTCGTCGGCGGCTGCACGCAATGCTGCCGGGTCGATGCTGGCTTCCAGCTCAGGTAATCGATGTTTAAGACTCATGCTGTCAGGTCCTCAATTCGTTTGAACTTAATAACCCAAACCCATGGATTGGAATTCCATGATTCGTCGCCGTAGATTGATTTCCAAAGGGTTACGAATGAGCCGCGGGCGCTCAGTTGATGTTGAGTCCAGCCTGGCTGATAGTGCTTCCAGAAGCCCCCTCGTAGCTTCGCCACGCCTTCTGCCTGAGCATCATGCTCGTTGATAGCGTTTAGCCGCTCAACCCGCACGTCGGTGATTTCCAGCAGAATGCGGCTGGCCCAGCGCGGCATGTGCAGCGAAGGAGTCCATTTCTCAGGCGTTGCCGGCTTATTGCAGACAGCTACGGGTACACGGTGGGTTTGCTCAGTCCATGAATTTCGCTCGCTGGCTTTGTATACCAGGGTGGCGACGTCTGTAGCCCGGCTATGCACCCGAAAGGCCTCCCGCACCCAGATGCGATCGCCTGGTATTCCGTATGGGCAGCATTCCCTGATCAGTTCAGGTACATCTTCCGGGTAGCAGCCGATAAACTTCTTCTCGATCTGAATGAATTTTGAAATTTGGTCTCTTCCGACCGTGCAGTCCTTTATAATCCTGCGCGTCTGCGTCTTTCGGCCATCCAACAATGCCCGCACCATCTCCCCGTTAAAAATCATCCCGCGTTCAGTAATTTTCGTCATATCGTTACCGGGAGGGCGAACCCTCCCGCCTCCCTTAGCCCACGTATTCCGGTTTCATGTCGTCCAGGGTGATGCGGAACTGCTCATACAGTTCATCACCGAGGTGGCGGCGCGATGAGGTCAGGGTGCTTTCTGCCTTCGCGAATAACGCTTCGGCTTCCGGATCCCCCGGGTTAGGAAGTGAATTAATGGCGGCCTCAACTTTGTTTCGGGCGTCTACCATGAAATAACGCTGCACGGCTTTACCTTTCAGTTCGGTGAAAAGAACAGTGCCCAACACAGCTTTCTCTTTATCCAGATCCGCCCTGATGGCTTTTGCTGAATCGACCGATTCGGCGCGCTCAATGCGGTCACGGAAATCATCTGCCAGGGAATCAATATTGAGAGCTGAATCCTGCGCGCTGGTGGTGATGTCTGTTCCGCTGGTGATCTCTGCGACAGACATTCTTTGCGCCGGCGCCGGGTTTATTTCTCGCTCGGTCCTTTGTTCAACTTCATCCGGGCTGTAAACACCCAGTATGACTTCCGGGCAATACAGCCGTGCCCAGTATTTGACGCCCAGATAAGCGATCTGCTGTTTCGGGTTAGAAACCCACAAAGGAGAATTACGTGTGACGACTCCAGAGAGATAAAGTGGCTCCCCCCAGGTGATTTCTGATTCACCGCGCAGAATCGCGCCGACCTGGACGAATAACCCGATTTCGTCTTCATCAGTCCAGCCGCGCACCCGTTCTGTAACGCTGTATTTCCCATTTTTACCGTGTTTTTCCCTGGTAATTTCCTGCGTCCTTGTGCAACGTTCCCAGTTGCCGCCGTAGCGATAATGAAATCGACCGTTAATAGCGCTGGAACTGGCGATTACCGCGTTGACGAGCTGGGCTTCATATCCGAGCACGCCGTTTACCAGATGCGTTTTTTGCGCGACTGCATAGGGATTCATGCCCCACTGCATAGCCTGCATAACGATGGCCATGCAATCGGCTGGCTTACCTGCAAGGTGAGCTGGCACTGTCACTTGTGAATCAGCCATAAGGTTTGCGAAAGCAGTTAACTGACCGAGAGCCTGAACGTTAAAGATCGCGTTGCTAGCTGAAATGGTGTTTGGTGCCTGCTGTTCGGCTGTAACAATGTTAGTGTTTTCCATGACTGTTCCCCCTTATGCCTGTACGCGCAGCGCTTCGAGACGGCGCATATCAAAATCGTTAAGTTCTTCGGTGTAGTCTTCGGTAATCGGCGCCGGCCATTCGCCAGTGTCGAAACCGTTCGCGATGGCACGCATTGCTTTGCGATATTCCAGCATGCCGAGTTCCAGCATTTCTTCGGATGCCTCGATGATGGCGATCCAGTGGTAGTTCTCGTCTTTGTTGACGAATATCCAGAAGAACTGGTCAAGGGCTGCGGTTTCGCAGTACATAGCCGCGCTCAGGTGGTAATCGCGCTCGATGATTTCCCGGTGCAGCTTCGCGCGCAGGCCTTCCTGCTTAATGTTCCACATACTGATGGTTTTCAGGTCCGCACCAATGCGCAGGCCGCCCATGTCTATCTCAAGGTCAGGGCGCACGCGAACTTCCAGCCCGGTTTCCTCATCAATGCCGAAATAGCTCACCTCGACGGCACGGCTCGGGTGCGTCAACAACTTGCCAGCGGTCGGGTGATTCAACAGTGCTTTCTGAATGGCCAGTGCCGTAGCCAGCTGCTGGCGGGTAACCAGCACTTTTCCTTCCGGGTTCTCGCGCCATGCATCCAGCAGCTCGTCGGCAAACACGGCATCCGGTTTTACCGATTTCACGGCCTGAATCAGATCGGCCTTTGTGCCAGAGACTTTCAGGGGCTGCGCCTTCTGTGCTTCCTGAGCAACCATGTCAGGATTAATAAGCGCCAGCTGTTCCAGTAAGGCATCGCGGCTACCGCTGGTTTTCACCTGGGCGGGCATGGTCGCGTTGTATTCCTTGATGCATGCCTTCATAGCGGTGGCAGTTTGCTTCTGTCCGTCTTCAATGCGCTGGAACTCAGCAGGTAAAGACATATAACCTTGGCCGGTTTCTTCAACTGATGTACCCAAAGGAACCTGGGCGGGCAGGGTCGCGTTGTATTCCTCCAGGAATCTCTTGATGTCATCTGCGCTGAGCAAAACCGGAAGCCCGTTGTTGTACTCGTCGATAAACGCACGGATCGTCGCAGTCGTGGTGAATGCGCCTTCCGGGATTTCGGGCTCGATGCTGAATTCTTTTTCCAGTTGATCAGGTTGCAGCGCCAGTGCATGCACTAGATTTCCCATATCCAGAACAGGGGAGCGTACCTTCTGGATGGTCTTGGATACGTGGCGCGCCTCGAAATACATCAGCGATACCCGGGCATCTTTAACCATCGTGGAGCTGATGCCGTTAGCGGCGTGGTAGACCTCATTTGGCACGCCTTCATATCGACCAGGCTCGAAATACTCCGGCCATGCTGGCGCTGCATGTTCAGCCTCTTCCTCTACATCGCTATGAGCACTCTCGGAAACCTGGCTTTTCAGCACTTCGGCGGTAAGATCCGGGCAGCGTTCAGCCAGTATTTTGCTCATGTTCACGGCAGTTGTTTGCGCAGGAGGCTCATCAGCGCCTTTGCCTGCTGATACCGCATTATCATTTTCGTCTTCGACCGGCTGAGCCGTTTCCATCTGCACATCGCTGGTGGTTTCCCCGGAATTAGCTGGATGTAATTTTTCTTCTGCAGCGCGCTGGCGCGCCTGGTCCACGATAGAAAGTGCTGGTGCTGGTGCTGGTGCTGGTGCTGGTGCTGGCTGGCTATCCATCAGACCATCAATCGAAAAAACACCATTGCCCATGTTTGAAACTTCAGGCTGTTTGGGCTTGGTCAGGTCTTCGGTTATCCACTTCGGATCCGTGGGGTCACTGATACCTTCGACATATTCACCACGTTCGGCGGCCAGAACCTGATTAGCGTCAGGACGTTTCTTTTGAGCTTCTTTCACCAGTTCGGTGCCAATTACCTGAAAGTCAGTTGGGATAGTTTCCAGGTCAGGTACACCTTCATCTCCATCGATAGCCTTTTTCACAGCGTCCAGAGTGACGGCGGCAGATGAAACATGACCAGCTTTCTCAAGCGTCTCAGCAGAAGGGGCGTCATGCTTATGCTCGGTCAGGTTCGCATTGATATAGGTCTGCAGACTTACCGGGAAATGATGAATATCGCTGGTGGCGCCACGAATAAGGGCAAAAATGGCGGCGCGGGAATAATCCAGGATGCCTGCAACCTTGCGCAGCGCTGCAGACCATTCCTTGAACGGACTTTCTTTCTTCTGGACGATCTCTTTGGCCCGGCGGTGAATTGATGCCGGGAAATTGTAGATATCGAAATCCATTGGCATTGTGGCCAGGGCTATTTCTACATCGAGCGTATCAAGGGTATGGGTGTAGTCAGGGTTGCGATCGGTTTTATTACTGCCGCCAGCATTCGTAACTGCATCGGTTTTCATAACTGAAGAAATGTAGTTACCGGCAGCCCATTCCCTGGTGAGAATGCCGCGGTCGATCGCGTTCGTGGCGAACCACAACTTTGCAAACTGAATACGTTTGCCGAGCTCATGCCGTTTCCCTTCCGGGAAGACTTTTTTATTGGCGCTGGTGAATTTCCAGAGCGCCGGCATATCGTATTTTTTGATTTCATGGACATTCTTGGCGGCCAGAATCAGGTCCTGAACGGCTGCGTTATCAGTGTCCATTTCAAGAACTGACAGCTCCTGCCGGTGAGGCATGCTGATATGATAAACGTGGCGTTCTTCGGCCATATACTGCGCCAGCAGCTGGGTGCGAAAGGGGAGTTCTGCCACGTTAAAAAGCGCGCTTGAATCGTTCTGGTATTCATCGCTACCGAAAGTTTCCACGGTCTCACCTTGTGCCGCGTCGACAGTGGTATAGGCATCAACCGGCTCGCCAGTAACGGCCCCAGAGGTTACTCCGGCATCATCGTGATGAACATCAGCAGGCGCCTGTCCTGGCTTCAAAGTCCAGGTGCGGCCATCGTCGCCGAGCTGGTAGCGTTCGCACCATGAGTAATCGAGAACACCCTCCGCCGGCAGGTCGTTGAATACCGGGAAATCGGTGCGAATAGGTTTTTGATAGTCTTTGCCGCGGCCTGTTTCGATCCCAGCGTCTTCCAGATCGACGTCGAGCTGCAGTAGGGCGCGAGCTTCTGATTTATTAGTGCGCCAGATTACGGCATCAGCTTTACCCGATTTTTGAGTCGCTTTTATCAGATAAAAATATTCCATGTGATAGCCTCTATTTTGGATGTAAAATCCCCAGGGCCATTGGTAGCGCCCATTCAGGGTGGTCATTGGTTTTGGTAATTTCCGGTGTAACTTTGGTCGGTGGCACCGGACGTACAGCCCGCTTCGGCGGGTTTACGTTAGCCCTCGTGAGCCATCTGGTCGTGAGAAGCGCAACGTTCAGAGCAATACTCTTTTTCTTTCCGTGCGAGCTGGTTCCCCTGGAGGTACAACAGGGTGCTTACCACTGGTTTTCCCTCAATTGCTTTGCGGCAATAACCGCATTTCTTCTGCATTCTTCCCCCTACATTTGCACCGTGAACCCGGCCGGATGCTCGTCAAGTACACCTTTCAGCGGATAACATTCAGCTTTCACGTGTTGCTCTTCTGCAGCTGCCTTGCAGTCATTCTCAGTGTCGTAAACGCCGAGCAGGACATCCTGATTACCGCCCGTCAGCATGCTGACGGTGAGAACCAGGGCGAATAGGCTTCCAGTCATAAAGTACCTGTTAACCATTCGTAGGTTGCTGATTCAATGACTACTTCCTGATTGTCAGCGTCACATGGAGTTTCTTCTCCCTGAACCTCATAAATACAAAGCAGGTCTATGACCTGCACATCCCTATATTTTTTAACCATTAGAGAATCTCCCACAGTGCGCTGAAGAGCGCGATCCAGATGAAGAGCCCAATAACTGCCGAAATGACCATGGCTCTGATGCCTTGTTTGCTCATTTCAACCTCTGCCTTGTCGCCGGCCAGCGGAACGTTTACCACCTGACAACAATGCGTTTGTTGTCGATGTGATAAATGATGCAACATAAAGTTTCGGTTGTAAAGGTGAGTATGAAAGTATTTATTTCGCTAACGGGCAAAAAAAATGGCACCGCAAAGGTGCCATTGGTTGGAGGGGGTTACGTTTTCTATTTTTTTTGATTGTTTATGAGGTCGTAGACGTCGTTCTTAAGCAACTCGATATCGTGCAGGACACCTTTGGTGTGAAGGATAAGACGCAACTTTTCGGACTCAGGAAGTTGGTTAAAGAGCGAGAGTATCATTAGCTCCTTTTCGTCCAGGTCACGATTTGATGATAACGTCTGATCAGGCTTATCATCAGTTTCATCTGAGGGAAGAAAGAACCAGTGCTCTGGTTTTCCTGTTGCTGCAGCAAGTCGCTTTAACCTCTCACCACTCGCAACACTTTTCCCTTTAGCCCAATTTTGCACAGCAGTGTGCGAGAGCATGACCTTCTTGGCTAGATCGGATTTATTCCAGCCATTTTCAGTCATGACTTGTTGAATTCTTTTGGCAAAAACTGGGTAAGTGATCTCATTCATAAGTGCATTTTACAACCTAAGGTTTCACTCAGCACTAAAACAATTTCTTTCATTTGTTGAAACATAAACTTTCGTCGTATATGCTTCTCTCCATCAAACCAAGGAGAGCACATGAACAAAGAGACGCAACAAAAAATCAGTAAGGCAGCATCTCGTGCCTGTATCGGAAAGCACTTTGGCATCAGCGGTCAGGCTGTTGGTAAGTGGATTTACGAGAATGGAGTGCCTCAAAAACGCATCGTCCCACTATGCCGTTTTCTTAACTGGGAAGTAACGCCTCATGAAATTGATCCTGAGGCGTACCCAAACCCAACTGACGGCCTGCCGAAACGGGAAGGCTGACTATGCAAACACTTTCCTTTCAACAAAATACCGGAATCACCACCGGCGCACTGATAAAGCGAAATCAGCTGAGAGAGTCAGATCACGACGCTATTCGCTCTGCTGTTCGCGCCTGGGCAGCAGCTGAAGGGCAGGATGTTGTCTCGGCATACATCATCGATGAGTGGCGACAGCAGGGCGGCGAGGAGATCGCGTTTCCTGATGATATCAGCCGTGCCCGCCAGAAGCTTTTTCGCTACCTGGACAACCCTGCCGACTCTGAGCGCTATCGCGAGTACGTTCGCCTTCTTACCCCGGCAATCATGGCCGTTCTTCCACTGGAGTTCCGACATCGTCTTATGCCTCAGGACGATATTTTGTCGCGCCTGTCTTCGGCCATGAAGGAATGCGCAGAAGCAAAGCAAGCGGTGATGCTGAACGCGCCAGAGCACCAGAAACTGAAGGAGGTGAGCGAGGGAATAGCGTCGCTTTTCAGGCTAATGCCTGAGCAGACAGGAGCGCTGATGACGATCGTGAGCTCAATGCTCGGCGTGATGTAAGCGGGGTATCCATGAATCACATCGAATTTATTGAGAAGAACGTCCGCGAGGAACTTCTTCGCCAGGGCTTCACGCAAGCAGTGGCTCAGGGGGGGGCATACCAGGCGGTCGGTATGTACAAGCGGATGTCACAGGCAAGCCGAAAAGGGGGAATGTTTGACGATGTTATGCGACACGCAAAGTTATGGGCAGAGAAGCAGACCAGCGCAGCTGAACGCCGGGAAGCAAAGCGTAAAGTGCGAAAGGGCGGCGACCAGGCTGGGTTGTTCTGAAAGGGTGAAGACTGTTGTGCGCCAACACAGCCAGTCTTCGGGTGAATTAATTGGGTCAATTCACGGGATGAAGTATGTCAAATACCGCTGAAGTTATCAATTTTCCAATCAAAACCGAACTAACGGGAGGTCGCATGGCCGACCTGTCCAACGGCTATACCAGAATCGCCAATGAGATACAGAAACTCAAACCGAGGCTGCGCATGTCCGGGCGCGAGTGGCAGTGTCTTGAGGCTGTTATCTGGCTTACCTACGGATGGAACAAAAAACAGGATCGGGTGACGAATACCGTGATTTCTGAGTTAACCGGCTTGAGTGATTCTCATGTTTCAGATGCGATAAAGCTACTCGCGGCACGGGGAATTATTTTTAGTCACAAGCATGGTGTGATGAAAACTGTCGGTATAAATACTGAGCTATCCGCCTGGATTTTGGACAAACCGAAAACGGGAAAACTCTTCCCGAAAACGGGAATTTCCTTCCCGGAATCGGGAAAAACCTTCCCGGAAACGGTAGACACCCAAGACTATAACAAAAACAATATTAAAAGATCTTCGTCTCGGAATTCTGAAGAATCCCGAAACAAGGAAACATTGAAGTTTCTCTCTCGTCATCCAGAAGCGGTCGATGGGATTTATACCCCTGCAGGAAAATCCTGGGGAACAGCTGACGACCTCAAAGCCGCGCGATGGATTTTCGATAAAACCCTCACCGTGAATGCCTCCCTCTCAGAGCCGAACTGGGTTGAATGGGCAAATACCATCCGTCTGATGCGCATGCAGGACAAACGCAGCCATTACGAAATTTGCGAATTGTTCAAGTGGGCCAACGAAGACAGCTTCTGGCAGAACAACATTCTGAGCCCCACCAGCCTGCGGAAACAGTGGGATCAGCTCACGACTAAACGCCTGCGCAACCATGGTCCATCCAGAAGCGCATCAGGCGCCAGTGCGCTGGACAACACAGACTGGATCAACGGGGTACTCGAATGAAATCTATCGCAGAAAGCATGCACAACTTCGACCGTGAAAACTTCCAGCGAGTGGCTGCCGGGCTTCCGGAAATGCAGGACGAGCAGGCATTAAAGCGCCAGGCGGCCAAGACTGCGGAGATCTTCAACGAGCTGTTCCGCCAGCTGCTTGCCGTATTCCCGGTGCTGGCCAACAAATCTGTGGAAGACCTCAACGAGATGCGTCGCCAGTGGTTGTTGGCGTTCAAAGAGAACGGGATCACCACAGTTGAGCAGGTTAACGCAGGGATGCGGGTTGCGCGCAAACAGGAAAAACCATTCATGCCATCACCGGGACAGTTCGTCGCCTGGTGTCGTTCTGAGGAGGCGGTAACTGTAGGCCTGCCAGATGCGAGTGAGCTGGTTGAAATGGTTTACCAGTATTGCCGGACTCGCGGCCAGTATCCAGACGCTGAGTCGTACCCATGGCCTGAGCACAAAATCGAACCGTTAACGCTGAAACACAAAGCCTGCTACTGGATGGTTACTGGCTTGTACGCAGACATGCGCGCAAACGGCCTCAGCGACACTGAGTTGCGACGTAAGGCGCAGGATGAGCTGCTGCGTATGGTTCGTCGCTTGAATGCCGGGGAAGTGATTCCCGAGCCGGTTAAGCAGATCCCAAAGCTTGGCGGACGTCCGCTTAGTAACGAGCAGGGCTTAAACAGAATCGCTGAAATCCGCGCGAAATTCGGTTTAGGCAGAGGGCGGAAACATGGCTAGAGCATTATCAGCAGTTGAGCGCAGAGAGTACGTCCGCGCAGTGATTCGGATCACCAGGCATCAGGGGCGCCTTACGACCACCGAGGCAATGAAAAAACTGGGGCTGAGCCGCGCTACTGTCCAGCGGTATTTTTCCGAAGCAGAAGCGACTGGCGAGGTTGTCCGGCATGGTCGTCTGGGGCTGTTCTGCGATCAGAGGGCCGTCATCGACTTTGACATGAAGCGTTTTGGCCTGGTGCCGAAAGTTGCTGTTGGGATGAATTACAGCCTGCTTGGCAGTCCTGTTTTTCAGCGAGTTTTAGATGTTCAGGAGGCTATTCATGGCTAAGAATTCAATCGATGTATACGGTGCCAGCGGCAAAACAAATGTGCTCAATTTCGAGCCTGAAAACCTGCACCTTGTCACCGATAAGACCCACCCACTTTACGATGAGCGTGTACACCTGCCGATCGAGGAAGGAATGGTACTGAACATTGCGGAGCTGGGGGTACTGGAGCCAATCATCGTCTGGAAAGACCCTGAAACGGGGCTCACCTGCGTAGTTGTTGGCCGTCAGCGCGTTAAGCATACCCTGGAGGCAAATAAACTCCGTCTGAAAGAAGGCAAAGACCGACTGCTTGTTCCCGGAGTCGTTAAGCGCGGATCAGCAAATCAGATGGCTAAATACATGGTCAGCGAAAACGAAATTCGCAGACCCGATACGCCGCTTGGCCGGGCTAAAAAAATGTCAGATGCCCTCGACCGCGGGCTCGATGAGGACGACATTGCGGTGTTGTTTGGCTGCAGCGTTCAGACAGTTCGAGCAACGCTCTCCCTCCTCGATGCTACTCAGGCCGTCAGGGAAGCGGTGGAGGCTGGCACAGTCACCGTTACCCAGGCGCGTCAGCTGGCATCGCTTAAACCCGAAGAGCAGCGGGCAAAAGTGGCAGAAATCAAGCTGGCGACAGCTGGCGCAACCGGCCATGAAAAAGCCCGGCGTCAGCGTCAGATCCTCGGTGATGCAAAGCCTCGCCTGAAAACCCGCAAAGAAATCACAAAAGCTCTGGAATCTGCCGAGGGTGAGTATGCGAGCGCACTCCGTTGGGTGCTCGGGGAGGCTGTATGACAATCGTAAAAACCCATATCGGCACCGTGATCACCAAAGACGGTCCGAAGGTAAAAAAACTGCACCAGACAGAGCGGATGTGGGTCGTCGGCAAAAACGAGTTTTACAACAAAGAAACCGGGCGCCGTCACTTTGCAGAAAATACGCGCCGCCGGCTGCTGCTCGACACCATCAAGCCTATTGAGGTGAAGCATGTTTAAACAGAACGAAAAGGCTATTTCACAGATTGCGGAATATATCCCGCGCGCCTGCCGGGGTATGCAGCTGCAGGAAGCGAAAGCGCGTCTGGAGAAAAAAATCGCGCTCTATACCGATGACGGCTGTGATGTTGCCGTTCTTAACGCGGCGTTTGCATCAGCTCTTAACAGTCATACGCGGGAGTCTTTTTTTTCGTGCATTTATGCGCAGCTGCGCGAGGGGGCCAGATGACAATCACATAACATGCACTAAACGAGCTCATTCAGTCGCTTGAGTCGGCTGGTTAGCTGTCGCAATGGGCTGATATGCAGTTCTTGCTGTGGGACGCCCAGCGCCGGGCTGGTATCACTGATGATCAAGATTACCCAAGCGATGATCGATGAGCTCGCGGTAAACAAGCAGCACTCATTGCCGGAGCCGAAAGATGGAGAGCCAATACTGCATTTGAAATAATAGCTACCTTTACTTTTAAAATTACACATTTAATGGTTGTATCTTTTTGCAGCAAGTAGTTAAATCAGTTTATCCCCGCGAGAGATTCGAAAAGGAGGGCCCAATTTTGTCCGAGTTTTTGTATTCCCCCGCATGCCGCTGCAGAGCACTACATCTGAGCGTCTGACCAGGGGATGAACCAAGATTGGATAGTGAGAAGAAAGTGGCGCGTAAGGCTGAGCTGAGCGTGCCGGCTGACCCGGATGGGGAGCAGCTTTCGCCGATGTCGTAGTGGACGTCGGTCAATGCATGAAAAGCTGAGAGGTCAGACAACCAACTTGCCAGAGGAGCATCTCCTGCGTGATGCTTGAGAGCTAACCGAAAGCAATGCGAAAAAGCATAAACTCGGCCTGCCAATCGTCCTTATTATCCGCCTGATAGCAGTTTGTGACTGGGAGTGGATATGTTAGTAGATTATCTTTTGATTGGACTTAAGCGTCATGGAGAGATAAAACAAGTCAAGCATAAGGCTGGAGATATGCTTGAGTCGTCACTGGCTTTTTATCCTGCAAATAATTACAACCTTGAGCAGCCAAATTGCGTTTATGATGTTAAGGTAATTCACCACCGAGGGCATCGTTATGCTATTGCTATTGCATGCGATGTAAATGCTTCAGAAATTAATTCCTTGGTTGAATCCACAAAAATGAACCCCATCCCCGATGGTGTAATCGGGGAAATCTGATGTTGGAATCAAAGGAGTTTGTCATAGATTGATGGAATGAATGTGGACGTACTTACATCATCTAGACCTGATATAAGAGATGGTTTAGGCTGTGATAAACTCTAATGCGAACAAACGATCTAGTTACCCTGCGTTACATCACTATGGCCTGCCTGATCGAAAAAATAAGGAGGGGGTGTGTCAAATTTTCTTTCTTTTATTGGGGTGCTTGTATCAATAGCTAGCTGTTATTATGCATACAAAGCATTCACATCTGCTAAAGAAATATCCTTTCCGGAAAAAAAGCCTCGTGAAAATATGTGTGTTATTAGATTTTTCTCGAAAGAAGCTAAGGAATTTGAAGGTTTTATAAACAAAAATAAACATAAAAAAGTGTATTTGAATATTGAGTTTGAAGGAAGTGAATTTGAAATCAATGAGGATGGTGATTCCCGCTGGTTGGTTGTCTGGACTGATACCTTTCAGGAAGTCCCTAAAGGTGAAAAGCTTGACACTTCAAACTGTAACGGGTATCAATTGACTATCATTCCTCATGAGGATGGGTTTGGTAATTTTCACTGGTTTCGTGGAGCTTATCAACTATCGGGGCATTTCTATATTGATGGATATAGTGGGCCTTATCAGGGTCTAATGAGTGCTGTTATCTCTGCTGCCAAAACCATATAAGCAGTTTTGATTTTTTTTCATCATTCATAATCAGTACGTCAGCCTGAACAACTAACATTTTTTATCCAGCGCCAAGTGAGGACACATGGCGCACAAAGTAAAAAAACACTCGGATTATAGATTTGTATGCAATAACCCTTCTGATCGTGATGATTGTTCAGGTTGTTGTAGTGAATGCAGTATTTTCTGCGTGGGGCTTGGGCTTCTACGGCTATCTGATGAAGTCCTGACGATTTTCGCGGGATGCTCAATGCCTCATATCTGTGGTCTTGTTTACTGCGTTATCCAATCTGTTTTCCTGGCAAAAAAATAAAAGCCTTCTCTGCGGAGAGGGCTTTTTTATAGTTGATTAAAATGAAAATCTACGCGGATCGGGGTTCTCACGGCGGTACATAATTGACATGTATTTCTGCAGTGTGAAGTGCGCTAAAGACAAGCAGGTTGCGCGTTGTGGTAATGCGGTTCCTCCGCCTTTTGCTGAGGCGCTGGTGAGTGCTAATTTTCCGGAGATGTGCCTGAAAAAAGACATTGCAGCATGATAAAACCCGCTTCGGCGGGTTTTTTATTATGGAAAAACATCAATCTAAACATAAGCATGGTGTTGGCAAAAAGTGCTGCAGAGGGGTTGAACATTTCATGCAACCGGTATACTGTTTATTTATACAGTATCTGTGTGAGGTGCTAACCATGAAAGTTGAAGTCACAATTGATAAACATAAAAAACTCCCTGATGGTGCCATACCTGCGCTTGAGCAAGAATTGTTGCGCCGCTTGTCCCAGTCTTATGATGACTGCAAATTAACCATTCGATGCACAAGCAACGATGGCCTTAGCGTTTTGGGCGGCGCTGATGGCGATAAAAAGCGCGTTGAGCAAATTCTGCAAGAGACATGGGAAAGCGCAGACGACTGGTTTTATTAGTTTAATTGTGATGGTGGCGGCTCTTATCCCAGAGCATCGCATTCGCGTTTCCCTTGATGCTGCTACCCGTTTTTTATGAGTGCGTCTGTATGTCGCTCAGGGGGTAATGTGACAGATGGTATTGACCCAAATCAGCAGGGGAATGTGTGGGCCACCATTACGGACGGATCCGGACATGTGTTGTGCTCATTCCGATTAGCTTTGAATGACCGAATCCTTTTATCGAATATTAATAGTGAAGTATCGGTTAGGAAAATTGCTAAAGATGAACACCTCTGGACAAGAAAATCATTAGTGGAGGTTATTAAGGAAATGAGCTCTAAAAATTGACTCATAACAGCTAGCTACATCATACTTGTAGTGCTGGTCTGAACAACCAGCCACCTGACAGTAATGCGCCACCGGAGAACGTGATGGCGCAGCTTCACTTAATAAAACAATCTCAAGGTATCCTGATCCCCGCGACGCCGGAGACCAGTGATTTTCTGCAATCAAAATGCAAGCTCGGATCCGTTCTGGAAGCCGATTATAAGCTTGTCCGCAATCCGGCGTTTCACCGCCGTTACTTTGCTTTACTCAATCTCGGCTTTGAATATTGGGAACCTACCGGCGGGGCGATTTCGTCTAACGAGCGCAGGCTTATCACAGGTTACGCCAAATACCTTGCTGCATATGGCGGGAGTGAATCGGCGTTGCTTGATGCCGCCGGGCAATATCTCGACCGGATAGCTGAGAAGCGATCCGGCTATATCAGTATTTGCAAATCCTTCGATGCTTACCGGGCGTGGGTCATCGTTGAAGCCGGCCACTATGACGCCATACAGCTACCGGACGGCACGCTGAAAAAACACCCTCGCAGCATTTCTTTTGCAAGCATGGACGAATGCGAGTTCCAAGAACTGTACAAAGCATCGCTGGATGTTCTCTGGCGGTGGATCCTCTCTCGTTCATTCAACAGCCTGCAGGAAGCTGAGAACGCCGCCAACCAGCTTTTAAGCTTCGCGGGGTGATGCCGATGAAACACTCATGGTTTCACCATCTCGAATGCACAACGCAGCAGGCCGACGAATTGGTAGCGAGATATCGTCAGCGGGGCGTAAAGGTCGAACGAAGCTTAAACCCTGACTTTATGACATGGACCGTCAGCGTGCAGCTGGTGGAGGACACAAATCCGCCTCGGCCAGATTCTCGCTGGCGTAACAGGATGTGGGAGTGAGTATGGCGAATCTTCGCAAAGCGGCCCGAGGCCGCGAATGCACAGTACGTATTCCTGGGTACTGCAATGGCAATCCCGAAACCAGTGTGCTGGCGCATTACCGTCTGGCGGGAACGTGCGGCACAGGATGCAAGCCTGACGATACTCAGGGCGCTATTGCCTGCAGTGCTTGCCACGATCTCATTGATGGCAGAAAGAGAACCACCGATTACACCCGCGACGAACTGCGCCTGATGCATGCCGAAGGCGTGCTCAGAACTTTGGCTATATGGAAACAAGAGGGGTTACTGAAAGCATGAAACTCGAAGCATCCTTAAAACATTTCAGCCCTCAGGGTATGCACATCAGCGACGATGTGAGAAGCACATCACCTGATCGCCTCAACGGTACGGATGTTATGGCTGGTATTGGGGTGACAAGCAGCAGGGCAAGGTTCGGACTGGCAGCGTTCTTTGGAAAGACTGGCATCAGCAAGACTGATGAGCAGTTGGCCGTCCAGGCGCTAGCACGGTATGCGATTGAAACCGCACCGAAGAACGTACGCAAAACCGCGGGTAAAGAGCTGGGGCACTGCTGCCTGATTTTGGCGAAGTTTGCTTTTGCGGAGTATTCCCGTTCAGCTGAAACAACGGGAGCCTGCAGGGTATGTAATGGCACCGGACAGATTGAAACCACTACCACAGAACGCAAAGTTTCTAATCCGTGGGGCAAAGCACCATATTGGGCTAAAAAATCTCGTGCTGTCTGTCCTTCCGACTGGGATAAGTGGACTGAAGTCACAGCCGCCTTCAGCGCTAAGTGTGAAGCCTGTGACGGTAAGGGGAAAATAAATGCTCGCTGTCGCTGTGGTGGTTCTGGCCGGGTTCTGGACCGCAAAGCGACAAAAGAGCAGGGAGCACCAGTATATAAAATCTGTGAACGCTGTTCGGGGAATGGCTTTTCAACGATGCCGTCTACTGCTGCTTATAAAGCGATTCTGACGCTTATCCCAGACCTGCACATCAGAACATGGACACGCAACTGGAAACCTTTCTGCGATGCGCTGGTGGACCTGTGCTGGAAGGAAGAGGAGAGGGCAGATAAAGAGTTTCAACGAGCAACAGCTGATTGAGTAAATGGGCACATTATTTTGCATTTTAAGCGCACAATGCTTGATTTTGTCCGAAGTTGTCGTGTATATTTTAAATCGTGGAATAAAACGCCTGAACGAAAACATTCATATAAACCCTGCTACTGCAGGGTTTTGTGTTTTTGAAAACAAATGCCTGAAATCGGTTATAAAGTGTGATCTGAATCAAAATGCCATGCGTCAAACTTAAGGAATATTAAGGAACTGTAAATATTCTTTATAAGTGATGGTCTTATGGCGTTAAAAGATATTTTTGTGCGAACCGAACCTCACAGACGGCATTATGGTGTTGCATTGTTTATCGGGCTTATTTCTGGGGTGGTTTCAGCATTTGTTAAATGGGGTGCAGAAGTACCATTACCACCGCGTAGTCCTGTCGATATGTTTACCAGTGCCTGTGGACCAGAGTCATTAATTCGAGCTGCCGGGCAGATTGATTGTTCCAGAAACTTCCTTAACCCTCCTTATATTTTTCTGCGTGATTGGTTAGGGCTGGCCGATCCAAATGCGGCTGTCTATACCTTTGCCGGACATGTGTTTAACTGGGTAGGTGTAACGCATATCATATTCTCCATCGTGTTTGCGGTTGGGTATTGTGTAGTTGCCGAGGTGTTTCCAAAAATCAAGCTGTGGCAGGGTTTACTTGCAGGTGCACTCGCACAACTGTTTGTCCATATGATTTCGTTTCCGCTTATGGGCCTAACCCCACCGTTGATTGAGCTTCCATGGTATGAAAACGTTTCTGAAATATTTGGTCACCTGGTGTGGTTCTGGTCAATTGAGATAATTCGCCGGGATCTGAGAAACAGAATTACGCACGAACCGGATGCTGAAGTTTCTCTGAATTCAGCATTCAGATAATCTAAGCTGCGAAGTCTGAAACCCGCATAAAATGCGGGTTTTTTATGCCTGTGATTAGTCGCTCTTCGATAGCAATGTATGCAGAGTGTATTGACGCTAGCTATGTTTACAGCATAACGTATTGATGTGGTGAATCCCCCTATGCGGAGGGGCGACCAGTCAGTTACAGAAACCTGTAAATGCAGCGCGGCCATGCCGACTGGGGCATGCTCACCGGGAGGCACCCGGCACCACACTGCCACATAACATATTTAAGATTTATGGAAGGTTTACTTCTGCGGTTGCCCTTCTATGTTTATAGAACGTAACGGCAAAAGTGAATGCTTCCTGGTAAATCGGTAGCTCGGACTATTAGGAGTGGCTTCGTTTCGTTACTACCTAGAATGCCTACTTTCTGCCCGCCTTCAGGCGGGCTTTTTTACGCCATCAATAGGGCGCTTCAAGAGAAAAGGTAAATATCAGTTGAAGGCTGCGCTTTGCGTGGCCTTTCTTATTTCAGGCTCACAGAAATCATCATCGATACAGCGCGTTGTTAAATCAGCCCGATGGGCCTGACCCCTTTATTCACACAGCACCCCGTTAACCCGGAGGTGAACCTATGGCAAAGCATATGCAAGACAAAGAGAGCATGGCCGGAATCACCTGGCTGGCTCTGCTGATCATTGCTGGTTGGGGCGGCCTTGTCCGATTCCTGATGGATGTGAAGCAGGGCAAAGCAAAATGGAGCTGGATAAATGCCTTTGCGCAGATAGTGGTCTCTGCTTTCACTGGCGTCATTGGTGGGCTAATCAGCATTGAAAGTGGGCTGAGTATTTACATGATACTGGCCACTGCCGGTGTCAGTGGTGCTATGGGATCCGTAGCGCTTACGTATTTCTGGGAACGAATTACCGGAGTGAAAGCACAATGACAGCAGACCAGATTATTGAAGGCATCCTGGGAAAAGAAGGTGGGTATGTCGATCACCCTTCTGACAAAGGCGGACCAACCCGCTGGGGCATCACGCAGACCACAGCTCGAGCACATGGTTACACCGGTGATATGAGAAACCTGCCCAGGGAAACAGCAAAGCAAATTCTGCTCAGCGATTACTGGACCGGCCCCCGATTCGATCAGGTGGCAAGTTTATCTACGTTACTGGCAGATGAGCTTTGCGACACTGGTGTGAACATGGGGCCAAATATTGCCAGTAAGTTTTTCCAGCGCTGGCTCACTGCCCTTAACATGCGCGGGAAGTTGTATCCCGATCTGATCCCGGATGGAGCCATTGGCCCCCGAACCATCACCGCGCTTAAGGGATATCTTTCTGCCCGCGGGAAAGAGGGGGAACAGGTTCTGTTGCGTGCGCTGAACTGCAGCCAGGGTGCCAGATACCTCGAACTGGCGGAGGGCCGCGAAGCCAACGAGGATTTTCTCTACGGCTGGGTTAAGGAGCGTGTCCTGTGAAGATGATCATTTTCGCTTTGCTCGTGCTGGTGGCTGTGCTCGTTCTGTTACTTCTGCGCAAATATACCCGGCTGGAGTTCGTAGGGCATGCCAGCTTGCTGCTGAAAACGTGGTCTGTAAAGCTGGGAGCTATCGGCGCGCTGGTTGGTGTATGGGCGCAGTCGTTCCCGGATGCTGCGCTGCACGCCTGGGCGGTGCTGCCGCCGGATATCAAAAACATCCTGCCGCCAAACATCGTTGCGTTGATTAGCCCTGCGCTGGTGGTGCTGGCCGTACTATCGCAATACGTACGCCAGCCAGCATTGAAAGAAAAGGCCGACGAACTGAAGGAGCAGCAATGAGCTTTGAAATTATCGCGGGACTGGTGGTCGTCATCCTGGGTGCTATTGCTGGCGCGTTCGGCATTGGTCATGCTCGCGGGGCCAGTAAGGCGAAAGCCAAAGCTGATCAGCAACGTACCGAAGAGAACGCCGCTGCTACTGTCGCCGCGGCAGAACGCCGTGCTGAAGTCACGAAAGGGGCCAGCGATGTACAGGAAGACGTTAAGCGTATGGGCGATGACGATGTTGATCGGGAGTTGCGCGAAAAGTTTACCCGCCCCGGTAGTCGTTGA